AACAATGGCTTGCATTTTTGTGCAACTAAGCCGTTTTTGGATTTCGATTTTAGACATGTCTCGTATATCCCAACCACGCACCCACTCGCCATCGACCTGAGTAAATGCATCAGACATTGTTGCGCGCTGAAACTTTGTAATTTCAGGTTGAGGGATATAACGGGCGGGATAGACGCCCTTTTCGGCCAGCTCCGCCAAGGGTATATCCTGCGGGAATGATGTCTCCCAATACATCTTGCGGAATTCGGTAAGCGTGATCGGTGCGGCTTGGCCCTTGGTGACTTTGACAAACATATGCGGCTCCTATTCTGGAATGATAACAAGAGATAAAGCGGCCCATGAGGATGTCGCTAAACTTGAGCCGCTAAAAGTAAACGCCGCTGGATCAAACACGCCGCTTGTCCACGCAAACCGACCCACACCAATAGTGCAGTCAGTTCTACCTTTTCCCACTCCATCCACACCTTCAGACAGAAAGCTATCAAAGCTGGAAGAAGAAAATGTTCTTTCTCCTTCTATATGTCCACCCACTCCGCCGCTGATAACTTCCGATCCTGCGACTGTTGGCGTAATTTCTGGAGGGTTGCAAAGCACCGAGTTTCCGCCGTTTGCGGTTGTAAAAGACGGGGCCGCTGCTGACGCCCCGGCATGGACGTGGATTGTCACTGCGAGGGAGCTGTTTACACTCGGCATCCCCCCGACAATATCAAATCCCGTGTCGGGCGTTGCACTCATTGTTTTATAAATGACATATAAGTCGCAATTGTAGGTATTGTTCCCTTGCACTCGGTCTAATTCGGCCCACCCGGAAGGCATCGTGAGATCACGGCTTCCCGAAAGTGATGACATGCCAATAAACGCCACCACCAGATCGCCAGTCCGAGGAGCTGATGCAATTCCGCCCGTCAGGGCAGTAAGAGGAACCGTGAATGTGCTTGTGGTTCCAAGTTGGGGAAAGGTTCGCGATCCGACGAACTCAAGGCCACCACCGACAGCCCCGCCCGCACCCCTGCCATGCCATGACGCCAGCATCAGGAACCATCCCCGACAAGCGCGCCGTAGAGAACGCCTGAGACTCTCCAGAGTGATATGACCGTGAAGCCTGTGGTCGCCAGTGTGGGAGCAACTCCAGCATTGTTTACCCATGTCACGCTCGGCCAAGTGATCGTAAACGCCGTGCCATCATTGACCATGATCAGGATGCTTTCCCCGTCTGTAAGGCTATTGGTCGGGGTGCTGTTTGCGGTCAGGGTCCAAGTCTGGATTGTGCCGTTTGCCGGATCAAGCGCGGGCGTGGTGCCTGTCAGGGCAAAAACCTGTTCGACGACAGAACCCGTCAACGTTGGGTTGCTGATCGCGGGCGCGGTCAGGGTCTTGTTCGTCAAGGTCTGCGCGCCCGTCTGCGTGGCAAGCTCCGCCACCGCCGCCGCCGTCAGCCCGATAAAGACCTGCGCCGATCCCGTCAGGTTCAAGGCCGCGTCCGCGTTGCTGCTTTCCGCCACAATGCGCGTCAAGGTCGTGCCAGATGTGGTGTAGACGCCCGTGCCGACTTCCCACGCATCACCGTCCTCGATGATGTAGGCAATCGTCGCAGCATTGGCCACGCCAGCGGCGGCGAAGGTTTGGAACCCGGCGACCGCCGTGCCAAGGGTCAGCGTGCCGGTTCCGGTCGTGGCCGTCGTCATCTTGGCGCGGTTGTAGCCTGCAGTCATATCAAGTCACTCCTGGGGTTAGGCCGCCGCTGTCGCGGTGACAACATAGAGGCCAGCGGCGTTGATCGTGACGCCGAGGGTGCCGTTGACCGTCGACAGCGACCCGCCGTCGTTCAGTTCCGAAAACCACATCGGAATATCACCGGCGACCAGTGCCGCGTTGGCATCGGCATCGCGCACGATCACGGCATAGGCCACGTTCGTGAGCGTCGAGGTGGGCCACGACTGATCATCGCCATCGATCGTCACCGCCAAGCCCGCACGGGACTGGGACAGGGTCACGAGCTTGCCATGGGTGGCATATCCGTTCCCGTTGGCGATCTGTTGCCCCGAGATGGACGAATACGCGACATCCGTGCTTTGGTTGGGGGTGTATCCCGTCCCGACAAGCACCATCCGGAAGGCGTCAGCCGACAGGTCGATCGTGCCATCAAGGACTTTTTCGAGGGCGTTGCCGTACATTGCCCAGGGATTTGCAGCCATATCAGAGGTCTCCTTTGGTTGGTTCATGCGCCGTTATCAGAGCATGAGATGTCACGGCGCGATGATCTGCCCCACAGTTATTGTGTCGAAAGACTGGTCGGCGAGTGCATTCCCCGCCTTTGAGGTCCACCCCGCGCCACCAAAGCGAAAATCGAAGTTGCCACTGTCGCGGATCAGGGTGTTTGTCGTCGCGGTAAGATCGGACGTGAGAGCGTTGAGGGCGTTTTGCGCCTGTTGCGCCGATGCCAGATTGACCAGAACAGCCGCCGCCGCATCATCAGCGGTCTGTTGGGCAGCGATGGTGGCCGTGGTGGTGGTGGTGACAGCCGCCTCTACCGTCTCGATCGCGGCGGCCTGTCGCTTGTCGAGGTTCAGAAGGCGGTTGATCGTCGGGTGAGAGAACAGATCCGCCCAGCGCACCGCGCGCTGATCTTGCTTGCCAGCATCGCCAACCAGGGTATCGACGTTCTGCTTGCGGCGCAGGGCGTCCAGTGTGGTGCGGATGCTTCTCATCGTCCCAGCGCCTCCATGTCTTCGGCCACGACCACGCGCTGGATCTCGGCATTGCTGACGATCTCCACTTGCCACTCCTGCGCCAGTATCGCGGGCAGTTTGCGCGGCACGTTCATCTCGGTGATCGTGTGGATAAGTTGGCCATCGGCATAGATATTCAGCGCGACCTCTGGTGTGGCACTGGCACTGGCCACGCCTTCGATCACGGCCACGGCAAAGCTGATCGGGTACCGGACGTCATAGACGGCAGAGCGCCAGGTGAATGTGGCATCGTCTGAGGCCGGTGCGTGCCACCGTTGGATGGAACGGGCACCAATCAGGGCATAGAGGAACCCGGTCCTGATGTCGTGATACCAGGCCCGCGCCTGCATCGGCGACCGCGTGATATAGGCGTTGCCTTCCTGCAGGTTGAAGAGGCGCGTGATGCGCGCGTCGGCGGCGGTCAGGTGGCTGGCGACATACTGGCCCGACCATTGCGATGCGATGAACGTCTCGGGGCGCAGTGCGACCCACTGATCCAGCGTCAGAAGCCCGCGTGTCACCAGGACGGCATTGTCGGCCGACATGGTGACAAGCCCCTCGCTTGATGGATAGACCGCCGCATAGCCCACATCGACCGCGCCGCGCGCCGCCACGCATGGCAGGTTCTGTTCGATCTTCTCCATCTGCATCTGATCAGGGTGCGTGCCTTGCGCCCGATACGGCGTGCCCTCGGTCATGATGGCCAGCATCGTGCCGAACGCACTCAGGGCCACGATCGGGTAATCCGTCTTGAGGCGATACTTGATCGGCCACGCATGCGGCAGGAACGGTTCGCAGAACATCAACTCTTGGCCGGCAAATGCCGCCATCATGCCGTTGGGCATCGTGATGATCCCCTGCATGTTCGCCGGGGCCGGGTCATAGTCGGCAGAAGGCAGGGCTTCACCTGCCGGGTGCAGCTCCGGGTCGAAGGTCAGCGTGCCGTTGCCCACATCCTCTTCGTGGACGAAGAACAGGCCGGTGGCCGCGCTGAGGCTGGTGACGGACTTGTAGATGCGCCGCCGCGTGATGCCGCGCCCGGTGGGCGGTGCCGTGAAGCCACCGATGGCGGCGGTCTGCTCCGGATCCAGCGCTATGGCGCCGGAAAGCGGCGCGGGCTGGCTCTCTTCCCCCAGATCGGTGACGTAGGTGTAGGTAAACACCGTGGACTCGGCCAGCGTGGTGTCTACGGCGGCGTTGGGGACCGCACTCGGCCCGGATGTGGGGGCGGCCAGCACCAGTGGGCGAGATACGCCCTCAAAGAGCAGAACAGGGGCATCATCGCTGGTGATGTAGAGACGATCATCCGCCACGGGGCCCGGTGCCGCCCAGGCGTTGTCATCGACCGGGATCCACGTGCCGCGATGCAGAATGATGTTGTCGGCATCTACTGCGAGGGTGTTGCTGACGGCGGGGGCGCGCAGTGGGCGCAGGCTGCCACGATCAAGCAGCACATTGCTGGCCACCTGCGCACCGTTGGGAGGCAGAAGGCGCGGGTGGCGCGCTGGCATCTCACCGCTGAATGTTTCGATCTTGATGGGCATGGTCAGTAAAACGAATAGGCCGCGCGGCGGCGGGCTTTGTGCTGACCCCGGATCGCCGCGTTGAACGACGTGTCGCAGGACTGGTTGAACAGGGCAAAGAACGTGGCGGCCCCAGGCTGATCACTCCATGGGCGGTTGGACATGGTCTTGAGGCGATAGAGCGCGCCGTTGGCAATCGTGTGGGCGAACTGCTGGAACAGGAATGCCGGGATGACGTTCTGCCGGTCCTGCAGCACGACCGGGTCCGGTTCACTGCTGTCCACACCGAACGCGGGCCCCGCGATGGGCTTCAGGATGGCGGCAAGGGTGATCGTGCCGGGGGCATAGGGCACAATCGATATGGTGTTGGCCGACGTCTGGGTGATGTAGCGCGGTTGGCCGGTGGGATCGACCGCCCGCTCTTGCGGTGTCGTCGCCATGAACCGGATCGGCTGCAGTGGGGTATGCGAGGACAGAGCGCTGTCAAAGGTTGCCGACTCTATCTCGTGCAGCGCTGCATGGGCGGGGGTGATGACAGGCTCGTCCTGGCTGTCGAGGGTGACGGTCAGCATCTCGCGCCAGATGTTGGTGCGTTCACAGAATTCGATGGCCGCCAAGCGCAGCATCTGGATCACCAGATAGTCCGATATCTCGTCAAGGTGAGGCGACACCAGTGGCAGGATCGATGCGAGGGGGACGGTTGGCAGTGGCACTGATCACGCCCCTCTGGTTTTGTCGGGGTTCAGCGCCATGTCGGTCTGCATCTTGAGGCCGATGGCCTGTGCAAACTGCTGATAGTGCGCCACGGCGCGCTGGGCATGACCTGGGGTCGAGGCATCCTTCGAGAAAGCCCGGTACATGACATAATCCACCAGTGCGTTCTCGAAGATCGCGGGCACGTTCATGGACGTGACGTAGCTGGCGATGAGAAGGGGCGAGGACGGGACAGGCACCGGCGTCGGCATGACCGCGCAGGTGGCTTCCAGCATCCCGGTCCCGGTGTTTCCGGGCACGACGTAGAACGTCTCTGGGTTGGCGATATCCACTACCACGTGATCCACCAGCGCGCGGAAGGGCATCACCGTCGGATCACTCCAACTGGGGATCTGGGTGTCGAGGACAGTGCGGTCGATCGCTGTCACCGCCTTGGCACCGACACGCGGGCCGGGATCATCGTCGGCTGACAGGTTGCGCACGACGCGCATGAGGGAAATTGCTGTGGCTGGGATCGACTGGCGCGTGCCTGCCACCAGGTTGATGATGACCTCATCGGTGAAGCACGTTGGCTTGTGCAGCGCGATCTCTCGCTGTCCAGCGTTCAGATAGATGTGCAGCTCGGGGGCGGGCCACCGAACAAGGCCAGCATCCAGTAATAGGATGCTGGCCTGGAGCATGACCTCTGATGCGATGATGGCCATTGACGGATCACCTCAATCAGGCAGGGTTGCGCAGGTCTTCGATCTTGTTGATCAAGGTCTCGCGTTTGATATTGTGGTGTGCCGCCCGACCGTTGAGAGCCAGATACGTGGCGCGAAGTTCATCATCCGACTGGTCATTAAGAGGCGCTGGGCCTGTTTCCACCAGTTTCGGGTCAGCATCGACGCCATCGACGTCGCCACCGCCGCCTTCATCAACTGCAGTCGTTCCGGTCGCGGCCACATCGGAAGCGTCAGGATCGTCAGCATCGACATCAGCATCCGCGCCAGCGTCATCATCACCAGAAGGGGGGTTATCATCACCATCAGAAGTCGTTTGGCCATCGGGGGTAATCTCCGGGTTGGGGGTTGCGGGTGAAGCGGGGTTGGATTCCTGCACGGCCTCTTGGGTTCCAGGCCCCCAGGACGGATGCGTTGGCGGCGCGGCGGCGGGCTCTTCAAAGACCAACTCTTCAAGGAACAGCTCGAAGCCCTCGGTGATGGCGAGAAAGCGTCTGACGTGCGCCTTGTCGGCGACGAGGGCCACATGCCGATAGGGTACGCCAAGGTCGGGGCGCGGCTGGAAGTGATACACGGCATTGTCGAGCGGTATCTTCCAGCCATTTGGGCGTTCGATCCTGGCGCGGATCAGGACCGGCTGTGGGGCGGTTTTCTCTGACATGGGGCTTCATCCTCTTGTCGGGTTGACGACGGATAGGCCAGTCGTTGAAGGCCTACCGGTCAGGCGTTGATGGTGCGGACGACAAGCTGGATGCTTTTGCCAGCACCTGCGGCGATATTGGCCGAGAAGGTGACACCGATGGAGCGGTTGTTCTCTGTCGGGGGGATGGCGATCAGGGTGCCGAGGGCGCCCGGTGCCGTCGCGTTATGGACCGTCACGTCGTTCATGAGGACGGTTGCCATCGTGCGCGTGCCAGTGTCGCCAAAGTTGCCCGAAAGGATGCCTACATCGGCGGTTTCGCCGGTGCCTGTGAGCAAACCGATCGCGTCGATGCCGGTGATGCGCGAATAGGCGGGCAGCATGGCGATTTCAACGATGTCATCTGCAGCGGTAATGCCTGCGGACAGATCGACGGTGTAGATATTGATGGTTTCGAGGCCAGCGGTGAAACCGACCGCGACGGCGGCCATCAGCTGGGCTTGCTTGGATTGGATGAGCATTTGGGTGCGTCCCTTTTGTGTGCCGATGTGGCCGGTTGTGGATGATCAGACGGGCCGCCCGGTGTGGGCCGCCCGTCATCTTGCGCTTAGGCTCAGTTCGGGTTGGCTGCCGCTGTATCGAGGCGCATGACCCCGAAATCACCGCCGTTGAACCGGCACTTCGACATTCCGAAGATGTAACCGCCTGCAATCACAGGGTTGTTCTTGTAATCGGTCATGTCTTCGACCCAGCTCATGCGCCGCCCGTCATCAGTGGCGGCATATGCCACGGCCAAGGCTTGACGCGCGCAGAACAGCGCCTCGGCCATCGCCACGTTGTTGCCGACACCAGCATCGGAGCGTCCGATGACGTTGCGGTGTGCGTGCAGGATCGTGTTGTTGATCATGCCGAGGCCACCCTTGACGACGGGGGAGGCTGTGCCTGAGTGGGTCATCAGGGCCTTGTTGATGTCCAGCCAGTTGCCGGTGCCAGCCCCGGTACGAAGATCGAATGCCTGGATCAGCGACATGATCATGACGTACCGCTCTTCGCCGTCGACCATCATGGGATACATGTTGACCGCGTTGGGGAAGTTCTTGGTCATGTTGCCCGCGCGCACATCGGCACGCTCGATCAGGTTGACATCCATCTTGTCGGTCGCGTCGAGGGTGGCGATCGAGGTGGCATTGCCGCCGAAGAGGTGGTGCGATGCCGATGGAGCGCGCAGGGCGTTGTTTGCCCGTCCGGTATATTCGAGAGGGAAGATATCGGAGTGATCCGTGCCGCGATCACCGGACAGATACATGAAGTAAAGCTCGTCGAAAACCTGCTGCCAATAGTTCTTCAGCTGGATCGAGGCCGACTCGCGCAGGTTGTGTTCCGTGCGCTGCCGCGACATGCGGCCACCACATGCGACCGGCTTGCGCGCCTGGTCGATGGTGATGGTGTCGGTGTAATGCTTGAGCATCGACTCGTTGCCAGCGGCAGTGGCATCGCCTTCGACGAGGCCACCCTTGAGGCGGGCTTCAAGGTCGAAGCTGATCGTATCACCGGCGTCCTTTTCCAGCTCGGTCTTTTCCTGACAGATGCTGTTGGAGGTCTTGCCAACGAATTTGCGGCTGAAATAGCCGTCCGCGTTGACATCTCGGTGGAGTTTGGGGGCCCAGCGCTTGACGGCTTTGGGGTCGCCCCATGCAATTTGTGTGACAGCCATGACGTTCCTCGCTTCTTGCGGTTTGCAAAAAGTGAGGCTTCATGCGCTCACGTAATCCGGGCAGAATAGGGCTGCGCGCCGTTTCGCGCAAGCATCACAGTTTTATCCCGCTATCGGCGGGTAACGATGATGCTGGGCACCGACGACAACGCGCCCATGCGATAGCAGGACAACCGGCTTGCCAGCGGCAACCACGCGGACCTTCAAACGGGATGGAGATGCGCGATAGACCTCTATCTTGATGTCGCCAACAATCAGCACATGACCGGCCTGCAATGTGATCATCATCAGGTCGGTCATCTCTGTATCATCCCCGGCGCGCGACGCCGGGGATGGGGTGGCCAGGTCTTCAGCCATTATACTGCAGCACCTGATCGGCGATATGCGCGGGCATCCTGGCGTAAAGCGCGTCCAGCTCGGCGGGATCGGAGGTGTTGTCGATCTGCGTTGCCCATTGCGCGACGACAGACGTGTTGGGGTCGATCTGATCGGGCGGGATGTTGCGCAGCGTTTGCGGTGGCTGGCTCATCATCGCCTTGGTTTTCTCCCTCTGTGCAATGGCGGGATCAACAGGGGCTGGAACAACCGCCGCCCCCGGCGCTGGTGCGAGGCCCAGTGTGATCGCTGGTGGGGCGATGCCTTGCGCGTTGCAGGTATCGACATACTGCCGTGCTGCCGTCGCCAGCTGCTGATCGAACGTCATCCCCGCATAAGGGCCATCGGCGCGGGTCGTATGGGTGACGAACCGGTTGAAGGCATCGAAGTGCGCCGGATCGGCCAGAGCGGGCTGTGCCGCCATGAACCCGGTCGAGGCATCCAGCCATTCCTGATCCGCTTGCGCCGCCTGCTGCTGGGCCCGCGCCTCCTTGGTCAGTCGGTTGGCCGTGTCGAGGGTGTTGAGCGACTGGAAGTTGGCAGCCGCTTCCTCTGCTGCCGCGCGGGCGGCGGCGGCGGCGACCTTGTGTTCCGCTTCTCCCAGATCGCCATTGTCAAACTGGTCCTGCAGTTCAGCGAGAAGGTCATTGGCCGTTTTCATCTCTTTCCGTGCATCCGCAAGGTGAGATGTGACGTCGATCTCGGGCTCTACCACAGGCTTGGGTGTCTCGGCGGGAACGACGGGCGTTTCCGCAGGAACGGCAGGTTCGGCGGCCAGTGGCTCGGCAGGTTCTTCCGTGTCGGGGATATCGAAGTCAGGCGCGTCTTCCGTCTGATCGGCGGCAAACTCGGCCAGTCCTTCGCGCTCGGCATCGGTCAACCGGTCATCATCAGGGATGGCGGCGGGTACAGTCAGGTCAATAGGGTGCGTGGACATAGCGGATCCTCCTGCATGTCATCAGTTGGTGGGTTCGAGTTGCCTTTGCATGGCTTCGGGCGGTGGTGCCTGTTGGGCCTGGGGCGGCGGTTGTTGCTGCCCCCCCGGCTGGTTTTGCTGCATGGCCATCTGCATGGCGGTGGCTGCGGCCTGCTCGGATGCTGCCAGGATGCTGTCGGCCACTGGGGCGACCGGGCGCGACTGCGCGGCGGCCACGGCTGTCTCATTGGCCAGAAGCAGGTTCTGCAGGGTGTCGTGGCTGATACCATGTGCCACCCGGAAGCTCTCGATCGTCAACTTGAACGCTTTGGCCTGTTTCTCCAGGGCTGCGGCCTCCTGCGTGGCGATTGCGGCATCTGCCCCGCGCCGTTCCATCTCGGCCTGTGCAGCCTTCGACTCGCGACGTGCAATGGTCTCGGGATCGGCGGCATCGGGATCCGCGTCTGGGTCTTCCTGTCCGGTGATGGCCCGGATACGGGCAACGATGGTGCTTTTGTGCGGCAGATCCATCATGTCCACGATGACATCAAGGAGTGCGAACACGAATTGCGGCGCGACTGGCGCAAGCTGTTGCACGACTTCCAGTAGGTCGTTGACCTGTTGCTGTTTGACCGTGGCCTTCCACTCGTCCTCGGACACGACGAAGTCGGCGCGGGTCGCGGCAATATCGCCTTTTTCTTCGCCGTCGTTGACCGTCACATAGTCGGGATTGCCGCGCTGGTTCGTTATCCGGAAGTCCTTCTCTTCAGTGAAGTACTGCTCGATCAGCGAAAGTGTCTTTTCTCCGTGTGCGCGCAGGGCATAGCGGAGGTTGTCGAGAAAATGGGCTGTGGTGACGCTGCCTTGCTCTTGCCGCGCCAGGATAGCGCGCCCGGATGTGGCGTTGGTGCTGCGTCCCATGCTCTCATCGGTCACGCCACTGATCTGCTGGATCATGTTGATTCCGCGCGAGAACAGTTCCATGTGGGCCGGTAAAAGTTCGCGGTCCACGCCCAATACCAGTTCCTTGCCCGGTCTTTTGACGATGATGCCGTCTGACCGCGCCACCTCGTCGGCCAGTTCGTCAAGATCTTCGACCGCCCCCTCGTCCATGATGACCTTGTTGCTGGCCAGAATGGCGAGTTGCTTGATCGCCCGCATGTTCACGTCGCTCTGGATGGGCACCATGTTGCGGACGACCCCGTAGGGCTCACCCGTCCCGGCTTTGCGGTTGCCCCAGATGGGTGTGAGGGGGAAGCGGTTGTGGATATAGGGCGACGGCTGGCTATGCAGCAGGCCCTTGTCGCAGAATATCCCCACATGCGTCCGCATCATCAGCTTCGAGATGATGTGTGCCTTGCCGATCTGGATGGAGTGTTCGTGGCCCCGATGGCCGGGGAAATAGACTGACCCGCCAAATTCGCCCCCCATAAGGACTTCGGTGTCCGCTGGTGTGCGATACCACCCCTCGATCAACCGGACCCGGTCGCGGCTACTGTCACCTTCCGAATACTGGGAGAGGTTCTGGCTGGCCAATTCCTCCATTTCATCCATCCAAGAATCGCCAAGATTGCTGCCGAAGGAGGGAAATGAGCTGCCACTGAGGACGGCTGACTGCTGCAGCATCACCTGCTTGTTGGGGAAAAACCGCGCGGCGATGTCCATGTCGGTCCAGCGGGTGCGGAAGATGTACCGCCCGTCTGCGAGAGCGAGGTCCGTTGACCGGCTGTCGTGCAGGATATTGCGCCACGGTTCGCTGCCGACGAATACGGCCTCTCCCTCTTCTTCACCCTGGTGCCCGCATTCCAGCCAGCCCAGCCCAGCGCGTACGGCGTCACGGTAGGCGAGGGAGACGTGCATTTCGCCCTGCGACGAGTCCTGCACGTATTTCATCAGCTGCGTCTTGCGTTCGGCGGCGGCGGCTCCGGCCTTCGTGCGGCCAAGTATCCGTGGCTGCGTCCGCGCGCGCCGCTCGGTGCCCAACAGCCAGTCGACTGCGGGCTTGATGACATTATAGGTGATCGGTAATTGGTTGCGGCGGGCCAGTTCGGCCTTGACCTCGGCACTCAGCTGGTCGCCGTCATAGTTGGCCTCATCCTCGCCCATGCGGCCACGCCATGATGCCTGCACGCCCAGCTCGTGGGTGTATAACCCCATCAGGCGTTGGAACAGCGCACCATCGGCCACCTGATCGTCGGTCGTGACCATGTCCTTCTCGCGTCCCGACAGGGCGGAAGAGTTGCCATACTCGTCCTGTGGCGGGCGCACGCGCTCGTCATTGCGAAAGCCCCATCCACTGACGTTGTTGGTGTCTGTCATGCTCATTGTGCAACCTCACTCAGTGCTTCCGCAGGGGGATTTGGTCCGTCTTGCCGGTGTTTCGATCCGTCAATTCGAGGTGAATATCATCCTGGCGGATATGGTCGCGCATGGGTGGCGGGGGCATCATCACCAGATCATGCAGGCTGTCTTCGATGATGCCGCGTATCCGGCGCACAGTTGCCGGGTCGCTGGCCGATAGCCTCAAGCAGGCGGCGAAATACTCGGCGATCTCGCGCTGCCACTGATCCCCGCCGATCCGGGTTTCATCTGGGTCGATATCGACGACCTGGTCATCGTCGTTGTGGGTGCGGGACCACTTCCAGGCGTCGGAGAGCATGATGCAGCACAGCCGCGGCTGATCGCCGTGCATGGGCGCCCACGCTGGCGCCAAGACCAGAAGCGGCTGCGCGCCGTTGTCGGCGGCCCAGTTCCACGTATAGAGCGCGCTGACATCACCATGCTGGCGCACGCGCATGATGGTCTCGAAATCGACCTCGATCGCGGTGTCCGGATCATAGGTGTCATCAACGCGCTGATCATTCATGTAAGACATTCACATGGCCCCTTGGATTGGTTTGCGCGTCCGCTTGGTCTGGGTACGCTGGAAGAGCCCGCTTTCTTCCATCTGCGCCCATTGGCGGAAGCTGTCGGCCCCCTCGGTCGCGTTGTTCTTGAGCGGTTCCTGCGACCACGCCCCGGCCTGCCGATTCCAGCGCTGCTGGTAATTGCCAAGGTGAAGGAGGCCTTCCTTGCAGCCGACCGGGCAGAACACCGCCTTGGGAAAGTGCTTGCGGGTGGTCTCGATCCCGACTTCCAGCGTGGAAACCCGTGGAACGACCTCGAAACGCCACGACGGCTGCAGCTGCTGCAGAATATCGAGGGGGCTGATGATGGCTTCGGCCTGCTGCCGTTTGTGTCCAGCATCGTGGGGCAGATAGTGAACCGCCCATGTGAACCCGGTCTGGTTCATCGACTGCACCATCGTGGCGTAGCCGCTGCCCCAGTTTTGCAGGAAGCGGTGGAACCGGCGTTCTTCGCCGCATTTCTGCATCACCCAGACGCCGGTGCCGTCGCGTGATCCTATGTCCCAGAAAGTGTAGAACGGCTCGTATGGATCGACCTCCAGCACCCGGATACGGTTGCCGAGGCGGGTCATGGCCAGCTGCTTGGCCCAGTAGCGACCCTCGGTGGACTGCTGCCAGCACTCGTCCGGTGTGGATGGATACTCGCGCCACATCTTCGCGTGGTCGCCACCAAAGTCGTCATCGCGCTTTGACACGTAGAACGCCCGTTGAGGCATGCTCAACAGCGTGTCCATCTTCTGTTCGATCTCGTCAAAATAGGCGTGGTCTTCGTCGCTGATCAGGACATGCTTCGGGTCGACCACGTAACCGCGATCCGTGAACCACGGGAAGAAGTGGAAGAGGAACGTGCGCGCGGTCCTACGGCCAATCTCATGGTTGGCCTGCGCCCTGGTGGCCATCTTGTAGAATTCGCCGTCCTGCCCCTCTGCCGTCGATTCCACGATGGC